TATTTTTTATTTCATCTTCACAATCTATAGTTGTTATAGGTTCTTCATCTAATGCATATTTCCAGGTATCATTCATTGTTTTTCCTCCCTCTCTACAAATACATATTTATTATCTATAATCTGCATTTTAGCTGTGAGGTCAAATTCTTTAGTGATTGCTAACTTTTCTTTGAATGTCCTGAAGGGTATTAACTCAACTATTTGTAATACTTCTTCAGCCACTTTTTACACCTCCGATATTTTGTAGTTATTTAGGTCTACTTTTAAGAAACTTTCAACATAGTTTTTAGTCTTGAATACAATATGTGTATTACATATTTGAATTACTTCGCCAGTGAACTTCCTTCTCTCTGTTCCTTTACCTTGCTTGTCCACTATAAAACTGTATTTCTTCCCCACTTTCATATTTAGGTTAGGTATACCTTGTTTTGGTAAATCAGACTCTGCTTTTTCATATTTCTTAGGTCTTTCCCTTTTTTCTCTTGCTGCTTTATTTACGCAACTTTTACACCAACTTTTAAATCCTGTGCTTGAACGATTATCTATTCCAAAGTATTTATTTGTTAGAGGTAATTCTTCACCACATTTAGGACATTTTTTAGTTTTCATTTCTAACCCCCTATTTAGTAGTAAGCAAATATCTTTTATATATCTCCATCCAATCTTCAAAAGTCATTGTTATCAACCATGGTTTATGATTTTTCCTATGTGCTACTATAGCCATTTCATCATCTTTTTTATCTCTAATGGCTTGTTCGATTGCATCATATATATTTAATTTCTCTACTCTTTTAACTTCTACATGTATATCAGGTAATCCAACTACATCTGCATCATGGTTTATTCCTGCGAATTGTTGACTTCTTCTTGTGTTGAAACCATATTTTTTACAAAGGTTCGCAAATTCTAATTCGCCTTTTTTACCTTTTTGTTTGCTGTTTATTTTACTCATTTAATCACTCCAATGTATCTATTTCATCTTTATATAGTCCTTTTACATAATCTATTGCTTCTCCTAAGGTTAAGTCATCTTCTTCAAAATATACATCAATAATTTTGTCTAGCATTTCATTTAATATATTTTTAGTGAATTTCATTTAATCAGCTCCTTTAGAATGGTATGTCGTCATTATCCACTGGATGGAAGCCTGACATATCATAATCATCATTATCCTTGTTACCAAATTCAAGAAACTCTACTTGGCTTGCTACTACATCAAACGTATATCTCTTAGTACCATCATTAGCATCATAGCTGCCTGTTTGAATTCTCCCTTGTATTCCTACTAATCTTCCCTTAACAAGGTAATTAGCACAGTTTTCAGCTTGTTTATTCCATACAACTATTCTAATAAAATCAGCTGTAGGTTGATTTCTTGATTCTAATTCTTCTTTTTTCTCCCTAGATAAATCTTTATTTACTGCTAGTGTGAATGTTGTTACTGGTGTTCCAGTATTAGGTATATATCTTAATTCAGGATCTCTTGTTAATCTTCCTGTAAGTGTTACATTATTCATAAAATCACTCCTATTTTTAATTTTTACATTACCTCTTGCCCTAATGTGAAACTTAGTTGAATACTGTTAAGCATTTTTTCTTTTGCTAAGTTATAAAACTTCTTATCTACTTCAAATCCATAAGCGTTTCTATTTATCTCTGCCGCTGCTTTTAATGTTGTTCCACTTCCCGCTACTGGATCAATAACTACATCCCCTTCATCTGTGAATATCTCTATCAGCCTTTTTAAAAGTGGTATAGGCTTCTGTGTAGGATGTATCTTAGGCACTGAATTATCCTTAGTCCATTCCATCCAGTTAAAAACCATTTTTCCGTTGTTGTTAAACTTAGGAAGTTTATCTCTGTAGAGTACAACTGCATGTTCTGTGGCTCCTACTATCCTCATATTTGCTTTTAGCACTTGTGAACTGTAGTTTTTTATAAAGAATAGAGGGTAGCTGTTGTTAAATCCGTACTTCTTCCCATACTCGATTACAGTTTGCATTTGCTCAAAGGCACAAAATACAATCATTGCTGGAGCTTGATTTCTTTCTTTAGGTTCTTTTTTAAGTAACTTGCTACAAAAGTGCATGTATTCTGCTATGTTGAAATTACTATCACTATTAAAAAATTGCTTTCCTGCTTTGTTGCTCTCGCCTTTTTTATTGTCTCCGTCAATATACCACTCTGTACTAGAAGCATAAGCATTTACTCCTAAGTTGTATGGTATATCAGCTATAACTAACTGTGCTTTCGGAATGTTGTATCTTTTATAGTTTTGAAAGTTGTCATGGTATAATTCTGTCTTTACTTGTAACACTTAATCACCCCTTTATAACATCAGACTAACTACAACTTTACTAACTAATTTCTTCAACCCTTTCTCTTATGTAACCTAGTAATATTGCAGCTACCTCATATAAGTCTTTTATTGATTCATCTTTACAGTTATCTGTCAATGTTCTTACTATGTCCGTTGCTTCGTCTAGCATGTCCACATCATTCATAAAATCCCTCCAACACTTGCTGATTTGTGAATACTTCGATTTTTGATAGATAATAATTAAGTCCAGTGAGTATCTCTCTAAAGTTTTCTATAAATTTTTCTTTCTCCGAATCTGGTATGTCTTTTCTATCAAAGTATTCAACTGCCTTATTGTATCTTTTAAGTAGCTTATTGTACTCTTGCTTTGCTTCTGCTATTGTCATCTAAAAACCCCCTTTAGAAAGGACAATCATCTGTTACTGTTAGCTGGAAACCTTTAGGTATATCCTTATCCCAGTTAAAACAGTATCCAACTATTTCTCCGTCTTGTATTTCTAAGAGCAACCCTGTTTCACTATCAAAATGTACATCTATCTTTGGTAAGTCTGAAAAGTATCTATTTTTCAAAACTTCTATTCTTCCATTTATGCCTTCATTTATCTTTTCTGCTTCGTATTCCCTAACTACTGATATTATGTTATCTGCTTTATTGTAAAGGTCACTTGTTCCACTAATCTGCTCCATATCTAGCTCAGCACCTTTTCTATATGTCTTGTTAGGATGTAGTACTAAAATTATGTGTGTGTTATATGCTCTAGCTAAGTCACATAGTCTTTGCATAAAATCTGCTTGTTGTTCATACTTTTCACTTGCCTGTACTGATAGAATACTCATTAAGTTATCTATTACTACTAGGTTATAGTTATTTATTTTTATCTCTAGCTCTAACATACTTGTAAGCTGCTCTATTGTCTTAAGTTTGCTGTCACCTTTGTTGAACATTACTAGCTTTTTATAGTGCCATTTCTTAAGTTTTTCTAATATATCTTTCTTAGGTTCTTTTCTAGTTCTTTTGTTTATCTTTATTTTGTTGTAATATTGTTCATTTCTGCCTACTATACTTTGATACATTTCATTTAAGAATATGTCTGGGTCTCCTTCTCCACTCATTAAGTAGACTTTATTGCCCTTGTCTATTGCATTTGCTATTACTTGTCTTACTAGTGTAGATTTACCTCCGTTGGACCTTCCTGTTATCAAAGTAGTACACCCTGGAGCTAAGTCATTAAGACCATAATCTATAGTTGGTAATCCTGTAGGTATATAGTTGCCTGTTTTACTATTTAAGCCCTTATATGGCTGCTTTTCTAAGTCTCTTCTTCCTTCAATTTTGAATCTGGCACTTTCTATAATTTCAACTATCTTATCTTTGCCATATAGGATATACTCTTCATTGATGTCTTTTCTCTTGTAGAGTTTTTTATCTATTAGTTTTGCTTTGTCTCCAAACTCTTCTACAAAGAACTGGTCCATATTTTGTCCTGCTTCATCATTGTCTGAGACAATAATCAGTATTTCAAATTTATCTAAGAACTCTCTTGCCTGTTCAACCATACTGCTTAAGCTGTTGGCTCCTGCTCCTACACTAACTACATTTGGATATCCACATTGGTCTATTATCATGCAGTCAAATTCACCTTCACATATGATTAGTTCAGAACCTAATTCGATATTTTGTATGTTGTAAAGGTATGGCTTAGAGCCTGTTATACTTCTCATTTTAGGCTTACCAGGGTTTTTCAAAGGTTTTCTAATCTTATAGCCTATCGGCACTTCATATTTGTAGTATGGAAAAGCTATATGTCCCTCGTAAGTGCCTAGATTGAATTTCTTAATTGTTTCTTCTGTAATTCCCCTTAGCTTTATATAGTCGATACACTCTTTAGTTATAGGACCTACTTTTTTCGCTTCTTCTACAAAGGTGTCTCTATTTTTCTGTATTGATGTATTCTTATAGTCCGTTTCTCCTAGCAGTTCTCTTACTATCTCTTGATGTGTGTAATTCAAATGCTCTCTGTAGTAGCCATATAGGTCTATCTTCATTCCACATCCAAAGCAGTAGAACTGTAATGCTTTTGGGTCCCAACTCATGCTAGGGTCTCTGTCTCCGTTCCTATGTGCGAATGTGTTAGGGCAACGGTACTTTTTCCCTTTCTTGATTAAACCTAGTCCATTTGCAATTATATCTTCTGCTTGCTGCCCGTACTTCTCTTTAATTTCTTGTATCTGGTCCAGTATCATCACCCCCTAGTAATCATCCATAAACACCATTTTCAAAGGCACCGCTTTTTTTGTTTCAGGTTTGCTCTCCTTCTTCAAACAAACTCCCCATTCTACATACTTACTAAATGATGTATTAATTTGACTTCTATGGTTTGCATTCTTTTTAAATGGGTTGTCCAATATCCAAATACTAAATTTCTTTATCGCTTCTACTAAATCTAAAGTAGGATATCTCTTTTCTAACTCTTTCATATACTCTAAGTCTTTTTTCCTGTCCAAAGGATAACCTTTAATCTTTTCCAGTACGGAAATATATTCAGCTTCATAAGGAGTCATAATAATATTATTTTCTTTATTATCTTTATTATCTTTATTGATTGTGTCTTTTGGCTGTTCTTTTGTTGTTTCTTCGTTGTCTTTTGGCTGTTCTTTTGTTGTTTCAGAAACTTGGTAATCGTTGTAATTTACTATCTTCAAGTATGTTTTTCTGTTGTCTGATTTTTTTAGTATCATGTTGTCTTTTTCAAGCAACTCTAAAAAACTTCTAACCTTAGTTCTGGACCAACCCCATTTTTCAGATAATTTTACTTCTGATGTGATAAAACCACCTCGCTCAACTTCTACAAGTTCATTGCCTAACAAAAATTTATTATCCCTATAACTTGCCATGAGTATTAAATCAATCCAAGCCGAACGCTTATCGAATGGTTTTTCTTCCCATAACCAATGTTCTTGTATCTTTCTATGAATACTTATCCAGCCGCTCATTGGTTCACCTCCAAGGGGATTAGTATCCCCTCTTTAATCTTTAACGTGCTCAATTTCATAACTATCCCAACTATCTGAATATGTTGCATGTAATTCAATAAACTCCGCCATCTTATCAATTTCATCATCTTGGAAGTTACACACTGTTCTCAAAACATCTTTATCATAGCAATAGATCTTTACAATCCACATAATGAACCTCCTATTTCTTTAAACCTTCATAACCTTTACATACTGCATCATATTCAGCTTTTGTAAGGTCCTTTACTTCTTTATTAAACTTAGTTTTAACCTGAGCTATTACTGTTTGTTCATCAATATTTACTGATTTTGCTATAGCATACAATCTCTTAATCTGTGCATCTGATAGAGGTTTTGCTTTTTTATTATCAGTCTTACTTCCAGTAGTAGTTTCATCTTTGCCATGAGTATTAGTAGAATCTGCATCCTTAGTATCATCTATAGCAAACAATCCATTTAAAGCATATTTTCTAGCATATGAACTTGTGCTGCCAGTAAGCTGAGATAAATCCATTCCGGTTTTCTTTTCATCTTCTCTTGCATAAGCTTCAGCATATATGCTTTCATTACTTTCAATATCTATTAGCGTTACAGTTGCTTTGATGTAATACCTATCTCCTACTTGTACCATGTCATCATCTATAATGAGTGTGGCTTTTACCTCTTTTAATAAAGGTTTTAATCCCTCTAAGATATCTTCACAACTTCTATAATGATATTTGCCGAAACTGTTGTATTGGCTCTTTGGCGCCTTCAATTCCGTTTGTATTTTGAGTAATTTTTCATATATGTTCACGATTTCACCTCTATCTGATTCTCAATGATTTAGTTTGCTTAATTTCTGCTCCTTCAATAACTTGTCCATTCTTAAGAGCTTCTAATATGTCTTTTTTAGCTACTGTATAAGTAACTTTTTTAAATTGTTCAGGTATTAAATCTTCGTTAACTATCTCAACGCTAGGCGGATTCTTTTGAAGTGATACGGTGAATAATGGTGTCTTTATTTTGTCTATCTCCATTACACGTAGCTG